GCCATGGTTAACAGAACGGGTAACCGCCCCCTCGCCTTACGGCGATTATGCGGTCCCGCGCGCTCAGTTGCGTGTTAAATTCTTAGGATTCGCCTGAATTAATCAAGCTCCTCCCTTCAGCGACATCTACAATATCTGGGTACCAATCCAGATAGGCGTGGATCTTTCCTAAGTTACGTTACTGTAGCTGCTCGTTTATTGAGCTTCTTTCCGGGTAACTACCCATAGAGGGCACCCAGACGTATTCGTCTGCTGGTAAGCCATTACCTCACCAACACAAACGGACAGAGGACTGTGTGTAGACCCCTAGGGCAAGCCCGGACGTCCGCTTTTATATAAGCCTCCGGCAACTTGCTTAAGGTTACCGGACTTCCCGACCGCCGAAAACCTCCTGGGGACAACTCCCGATAGAAGAACCCTTGGAACGGGAAGGGTCAGTAACTCCCAAAAACTACTGAGTCTCCCAGCCACTCCCGAATTCCCATATCTTCATCCACCAAGACGCAGGGCGGCGCTTGACTTCTTCAAGTTTAATCTTGCAGAAATCAGGCATATACCGCTCTGTCTTGTCTAGACGAGATATGTAATCCGAGAAAGCCAGGAAGGCAGAGTCAAAATCAGATTCCTCGAGGAATTCTTTGAATTCAGGTCGAGAAAGTCGGAATTGCTCAGCGTCGTATATCTTTGCTCCAATAATAGGAAGCAATAGATACATGATCTGTTGCGAGACCAACTCTTTATCTGTGAGATCTAAGCCTGAACCTGGCTCCGCTGGCTCAAGGGGAGGTATAAACTCTAACGTCCCATAATTAGTAGGACGCATCCAACGGGCATGCTCCGAATACGCATGATCGGTATAGTACTCAAGAAGATTCTTCATCTTGAGTTCTAAATCTTTCAATGAAAGTATACGGAAAGAGTTTATACCAACCATCCCAAACCATTGGTACCAAGAGGCGAATGAAATTGAACTAACCAAAGGTTGAGCTAGAAAGACGAGTATTCTCGAAACCACCCGAGACTGACGTCTCAATGGGCGGGATAGGGAACCTCTAACTTTATAGCCCTTCCCAAGGAAGGCCAATACATCCGCCGGTCTCCAGATATGCCGAAACTTACTAATAAGGAGGAGCAGTGCATCTAGAGATGAACTGGCCGCCGCCGCCTCACGTAGAGGAAGCGGAGAGCAGTCAACTCCTTTTGCAATG